TTGTCATTATCCAATGAACCTTCTTTTTTCTCAAGCAAAGATTCATCCATTTCGCCTTTGGTAGTTGTGACTAGTGCCATTACGCTATCCTTATGATTGCTGAAGTGTTTGATACAGCGGGGAACTGTACCGTGAATGTTGCAGTTGAAGTCTTATCTGCGCCAAAATCAAGTACGCAAACTGCGGGGTTTCCGCCGCCACTTTGGTAAATCAAAGCGCCACGAGAAGTTAATGCCGAAGTCCAAGCCGCGTTGTCAAATGAGATATAAGCGGTGCTGCCTGAGTTTCCTACCGTGGGAGCCTGCGCAATCGTGAGTGCCAATCCACCAGCCACGTACCCAGAAGCCACAACCTCGCCCGTAGCCGTATAAGCCGTGGTAGAGGCATCAAGTGTGGCGTCATTGGTGTAGAGTGCAATATAGAACGTCCCTGAAGTAAAGTTGAACGTGCCGTTCATCAGCCCAGTCTTAAAGACATTGCAGGAAAAGTTGCCGGTAAACGCCATCAGGTCACCGCCTGTCTATACTGACCAGAACGATAAGCGTCTTGACGCTCCATACCATCACCCAAACGCTTAGCCAACGCAAGAGCTTCCACAAACTTCTGGTTGTACAACGTCATCATGTCAGCTTCACCCTTCATGTAGGTATAAGCCTCAAGCAACGAGCCATACAATAACACCGTGTCAAAGTTGTCCCCCAGCCATGACCGTCCATCAGAGTTAGTTACAGTACTAATTAACACTGAAAAGCCAGAACCTGTCCCGCCAATATTCGCAGCGGCGGCAGATAAAGACCCGCCAGCCGTATAGTTCAAACCGCCATTTGTAATGGTCACAGCCGTTACTGCGCCGCCAGAAACAGTAATTGTTGCCAACGCCCCGCTACCTGTACCGCCAGTTAAGGGTACATTAAAATAAGTACCCGCCGTATATGCGCTGCCGCCAGTAATTGCGCCAAGGGTATCTACAGGGCTTTGCACAATTGACTCGGGGTAGTGATAATAGTGCAGCTCAACGCCGTAACTTGCATCGGCGGTTGGGCCAATAATGAATGAGAGTTCGTCGTAAATTACAGTATTTAATACCGTGGGGCCAAACAGTGCGTAATACGTTGGCTCCCCCTTATCGCTAGGAGATGGATATGCCTGACGAATAAAGTTGACATCTTTGTTCAACAAGTATTTGTATTCCCCTGATGGCAATATCACAGCCATAGAGTACACGGCTAAGAAGTCAAGGGGGCAGTCCAAATACTTTGTGTTTATCGCAACAGTACTTGTCACGTTCTTACGAATTGAGGGGAACTGCAACGAGTTATAAATACGTTGCTCAGCCTGTTCCACAAAGACAGGAATCTCCGCCACGAAGCTAGTCTCCGTGTTCTCTGTATACGCTTGAATAGCGTTACTGAGTTCGGTGTAATTCATGCCATCGGGCCCCTAGACATAACGCCTTTGGTAGCGCAGCCAGTACCACGCATTTTGATACCAGTTGTTTTGATAGGTTCATTACCGGCAGATTTACTAATTGCACCTATGCTTACATCAAGCGTATCAAGCTTGCTGCTGCTTGGCTCTTTGCCGTTTGAAGTAGCTTTCATTGCCTTGCCGTCCATTGTGTGGGGCTCAGCATAGACGTTGGCAGGGCCAACCTCTTTACCACCTTGTTTCATACTGAATTTAGCCATTAGCCGCTCCTTTGATTGTTTGCCCGTGCCATATTACGACCAACAGCTTTCATCTGGTCAGTGGTCACACCGCCCTTAGCATACTTAGTTGGTTTCATGCCTTGGTGCATACGTTTCTCATGCTTACTTACTTCTTTGCCTGCAATTTGTTTTACCCGCTTTGTGTCCATTACTGACTCCTTATGTCGTTGCTACCGTTACTGTACCAAGTTCTACAACTAAAACCAAGTTATTCGGGGTTAAAACCGCATCAAAACTAGCTGAACCACCGACTGGATTCCACCCCCACTGAAATATCCGACTACCGCCTCCGTTGTACCCATCAACTAGATCACCAGAAACTTGATAGCTTGTATCCGGCCTTGGCTCACGCACCGCCTGAGGATCATTGACTGGATACATACCCAACTGAAGCTGCGGCTGATCTGGATCCCAGCAGGACTGGCAGACTTTGATGTTGTATATCTTGGTCTTAAGAACCTGCTTACGCAACTCCTGTAACTTGTACCGCTGCCCACACCTATCGCATTCGGCAATTGAATATTTACCTGAGGCAAATCTATTTGGCATAGCTCACCTCAGTAGAACAACTGCCTTGGGACGAACCGATCTGGAGCTTTCTCACGATCTTCTTGGGATGCCAACAGCCACTGCTGCTCGTACTCGCCCTTTAGAAATACCACACGATCTGGTGAAACATCAGGCCGTTTAGAGCCAATGTAAAACGCCAAACCAGCCACCATACAAGGAATTAGACGGAAAGGAATGTCTTGCACGTTTACACCACTGCCAGCATCATGAAGTCTACGCAGTCTCCAATACACAAAAGTGTAGGCTCCGCCAGCATTGGGGGTAGGCCAGACATTGATACATGGCAGGTTCTGGGCATATATTGCCGCGCCAGTCGTATGCGCCGCCGCTGTAGTGTAGTTCTGCCCACGGGTGCAATTTATCAGGCTATTACCATCCACGTTGGTGTAGCCAATCGTCTCGGAGTCAATCTTTATAAACCCTGTAGTGGTTAACGCCGACGCATTGCTAACCACAATGGTTGTCGCAGTGCTGGTAATCGTGCCATTTAAAGTAACCGAAGTTAAATTTGTCTGCGCCGTTTGACGGTTAATCCATACCTGAATTGGTCGACCAGTCGTAAGTTTGTTTGGGATAGTCGAGTAGGTAGGCTCAGAGATACGGGAGATATTAATGTCTGTCTGGTTTGATGCCGAGCCATTATTTTGGCGGATAACATGGTCAAGCAAGTCGATCGTGTCTTCTGGAAGCGGGTACACCGCCTGTCCAGTAACCATGGTAATTGCGCCTTCTTCAACAGTCCACAAATTGATACCACGGTTCGCCCACTCAATGGTGAGCAGATTCAGCGAACGGCGTGCCGTACGAAACTCATAGCCAGTACGAACCTCTAGACCCGCCCGCTCATACGCTTCCTCGATCATCTCATTGAGATCAAGGTTAAACGAGTTGGAAGAGGATACGTAAGCCATTATCTAAATCCTGCCGTTTTCTTTGCCACTTTTGGCGGTTGCTTTACGAATTGCTTCCCTTTAGCTTTGCCAGCACGTTTTGCACGTGTTGTCGCAGCGTACTCAGCAGGGCTGAGACTTTTGATCGCAGCTTTTGGAAGGTATCGTTCGCCAGTTTCAGAAGATTTTTTACCACTTTTAGTTGTCCAATCTTGTTTGCCCCAGTCCTTTAGGGATTGCTGCGGCTTTTTAATCACGATACCCGCCGCCAGCAGCCTTGTACCGTTTAGCCATTACCTGCGCTTTTCTTGCACTCCACTGCCCTGCGCCTGTACCTGCGATCGCCGCAGCTTTGACGCTGTTGAAGATTCGCTTGCGTAACTCTGGCTTAGTGTAATTACCCGCCTCGTTTACCTTGGACTTTGTTTCTCCGCCTTCCTTATATACCTTGACCTTGTTCGGATCATCCTTGCGGGTGATCGTCTTGTCCTTAGGCATCTTAGAAGGGCTGATAGCGCCCATACCGCGAGAGGACATCATGATTTAGCACATCTTTCCGCGAGTCTTACCTCGCTGAGCGATGCCATCGGCGCGACTAGAAGCGGAGGAGACTGAGCCACCTTTTTTATAGGTGTCGCCCATCACGTTTACGCGTGATGCGCGGTCTGCTGACGCTGCTTTTCTTTCGCTTTTAGCCGCCCGCATTTTCTCAATCATGGGCTTAAATATATGAGTTACGTCTCCCGCTCCACGATCACGCTCATGCTCAATTTGGGAGGCATCCTTATACGCCTTACGTTCCTTGGTGTACGTCTTAGCTTCCTCTAAATCTTTAGGGGAAACGTTATCCATGTCTTGTCCGGGGGGAAATTTAGTTGCCATGATTTAACACATCTTTCCGCGAGTCTTACCCCGCTGAGCAATACCATCGCCACGGCGAGAAGCAGTCATGCCACCAGAAGCCATTTTTACCGTTCCGCCTTTTCTCATTGGAGGGTTGGTAATCATGTTGTTCAGAATTTCACCTTCCATTTTTCTACCGCGCATGTCGTCTGCAGCAGCTTTGATATTTGCACGCTCTGTATCTTTGTTACGGTCATCTATAACCTTCAACGAACGACTCGCGCCACCCTTGTCAATTGCGTTTACGCCTTTAGGCGGGTTTCCTGCGTAGTCGCGCTGCGCATTGCCAACAGCTTCTTTAATTTTTTGTTTTGCTAAGTCAGAAGTGCCTTCTGGCATATTCCGTTCAGCAGACATCAAAGAAGTCAGAGTTTCACTTTTTTTGCGTTGCCCAGCAGTGCGTTCAGATTCAACGGAATCTGCGTCTTTCATTTTGGTGTTGTACTTCTTTCCACCAAACTCAAATTCTTTGTCGCCAGCCTCACGAGCCGCACGAAATGCTTTACCAAATGCGCTTGTTGCCATGATTACTCCTTAGCAGGCTTTGCCGCCCTTGTTCATCTTAACCATCATGCCTTTGGTTTTGCCTTTTTTAGCAACGCCGTCAGCGGCTTTATGACCAGCAGCTAAACCGCCAGAGGCCATCTTAGCCATGCCGCCATGTTTCATTGCGCCTTTGCCGTCGCCAATAAAAGCAGGTTTACCGTCTTTCATGGGCATACCACCAGCAGCCATCTTAGCCATGCCGCCCTTATTCATCATGCCCATACCACCGGCAGGAGCCATAGCAGGACGGGCGGGAGCCATAGCGCCTCTACCAGCACCGCGTTTCTTAGCAGCCATCATTGCCATCATCTTGGGATCCATTTTTGTTGCCATATCATCACCTCTTTTAAAAGTTTTGCCTTTGTCGGCAGTTAAAAATTCTTTGCCCACAGACTGCGGGACTCCGGCTTTCTTGGCAAACTCTGGGTTTTTAGCCACCGCCGCCATGAAATTGTGCTGTTTCTTACTCGTGCTCGGCATCATCTGCCTTCTTTTTACGCCACAGTGCAGAAAACTCTTTACCTGTAGCCATTTCGTAAATGCGCATGACACCGACTACTGCACCGATCAAACCGAATACAGGAGTAAGCAAATCTAAAAATGTACCAAGCGTAGTAAAAACTGCCACGATGTCTAGCGTGTTTTTTACGGTGTCTGTTTGCTCAGTCATGTCAACACTTCCATCTTGCTAAAGCAGCCGCCTTACGGGTGGGCTTGCCTTTTTCATCTTTCATCGGGCCGGGCATACCAGACATACGAGCGCAGAACGAGTCCTTGCGCTTGCCGCCTTGTGGTTGCGGAGCCTTCAAGTTACTTCCTGTTGCTGCGTTGTACTTGGCACGGCCTTTGGCAGTCAAACCCGCTCCCTTGGATACAGGCAGTTTTTCGCCTCTTCCAATTGATAGAACAGGGCCTTTTTTCTTAGCCATAGAACACTACTGCGGTAGTACTTGCTGCTACCACAGCAGAAATATTAGTGCTGCACTTAATGCCTTCTCCGGGGAACATCATGTAGATAGAACCCGCAGCCGCTGGCGCAGTAAATGAAAACATAGCTGTGCCGCCTGTCCCATCATTGAGAACAACTGTTCCGCCTGATGGATAGCTAATGGATACACCTTTAATGCGGGATGGGCCAGCAAAAATAGTGGTAGTTGCCCCTGCCCCTGCCGCGCCGCTTTTTACGTCTGTCTGCATCATAATTAATCTCCTTAAAAATGGGGGCCGAGGCCCCCAAGATCAATTAAACCTGTGAAGGATTAGCAGCGCCGTCAGAGCCTTTGACAACGTACGTAATAGTCAATACACCAGCACCAGATGTGGCGGTGACGTTAGCCTGTGTAAACGTGATGTTTGCGTCTGTTGTACCCACGTTGTTACACAACACAGCGGCGGCGGCAGAGTTATTGCCAAGCAAAATATTTACGATGCCAGTGTTTGCAAATACGCTTCCGTTTGCTGCTGTGTTAATAGCTGTGCCATTTACTTGCAGAACGTATGTAGGAGTTGTTGTTGCATAAGCAACGGTAGTGTTGAACTGAGCGGTCAGAATCTGCGATCCTGCTGGAATCGTAAAAGCGGCGGTAGCTGCTGTAATGTCTGTGTACAAAATAGCTTTGGACTGTGATACGACAGTAGCGCCCAAATTGCGGATAGTGCCTGCGGTAGTGCCAGTGGTGTTTTTAACAGTGCCCAACAACCAAGGGCCAAGGTGAGTTGCGAATCCCATGTTTAATTCTCCATGCGTTGTGGCGTATCAATCTGCATGAGGTCAGCCGAGCCTGTTTGATACACCGATGAATCTCGGAATGTGTTCAATATACACCAAAAGAAAAGGGGGCACAAGGCCCCCTTTTTCATCAGGACGAACCGGGGGAACCAAACATTCCCAATGGGTCAGACCAGCCGAACGAATAACGCTCGCGAGACTTGTAACGCACGTTGCCGGTGTCGAAGTCGCCGTCCATGCTGTTAGACAGCGGAGTACGGACAAAATGCTTCATACCGTTAGGTACGTCAGTAGTCAGATACCAACCATTGCTATCGGTCAAGAAGTGGTTCTGTGTATACCCTTCAGGGATAGAACCATTGTTCTTCAGTGCATTGATATCGTTGTCGGTAGTGCCAACACGGAGGCTGGTTTCCAACAGGCGGGTAGCCACGAATTGCAATGAAGGAGGAACAATCAACTTCTTAGGCTTAGCAGCAATCAACAAACCACGCTCGTCTGTCCATGCAGCGATCTGAATAACAGCGTTTTCCAACGAAGTTTCATTCAAGTCAGCGGCAGTAGAAGGACGGTTGGAGTTAGTACCACCAGAAACCAAGGGGTGAACTGTGCTGAACAGAGCAACGCCGTCGCCACCAGCATAAGAGGCAGAGAAACCGTTGTTCAAAACAGAAGCAGCTTTAACTTGCTTGGTATAAGACATAGCACGAGCCAGACCTTTGGTGTAGCGAGCAGACAAGCTGTCGTACAAGTTATCCTCAATGGCCTCTTCGGTCAGTGAGAAACCCAAAGCAATGGTTTCGTGGTTATATCGAGCAGTCCATGCTTCCTGTGCATTGTCATAAGCGATGGCAGCGCCCTCGTTCTTAACAGGTGCAGCAGAGAAACCAGACAATTTAGTTTCTTCTTCAAAAGAACGCTCAGAGGTTTCGGTTTCATAAATTTCTTTATGTTCTTCACCGTAGCGAGCATATTCCAAACCAAACAAAGCATTCAGTCCGGGAAGAAGTTCTTTAAGTAGTTGTGCGCGTGAAATAGCCATGATTTATGCTCCTTATGCTACGTAATAGCGATGAGCGCCAAAGTTCAGTTTTACCAGAACTTCAGGACTTTGAACCAACACAACAGTGCCAGCGACTTGGGTCGTAACCGCAGTAACTGTCAAAGTAGTGCTACCCGTGGTACTTACAGTCGATGCAGCGCTTAGCGTAGAGCCAGTAAATTGCAATTGACCGCCTACCAAGTTAAACACATCAGTACCAACAGGCAGTACTTGTCCAATAGTTAGGCCAGATACAACAACCGAAGTTGCCGAAGCAGCGCCGCCTGACACATAAGTGGCAGAAGTACTGATTTGGCTGTCAGGAACCAGATTGAGAACACGGAAACCGCCGCCAGAGGTCGTAGCCGAAGCTGCAACAACTGCGCCTGAACTGTTGCCAGTAGTAGCAGAGCCAGTCAAAGTGTTACCAGCCATATTCACGCCAACCAGAATCGACGAAGCCGATCCAATGGTAGTAGCAGAAGCGCCAGTGGTTACTGCGACACGGATAACTTGGTCAGGATCATCGCCAATGATTGCAGTGATATCGCCCGCAGTTACGCTGCCGGGATAGTACTGAGCATATTGACGTTGCTTGGTGGTTGGGTTTGTGTAATAGCAGCCCAGAAACACGCCAACAGTAGTGTTGGTTGTGCTAACAGGGTACGTTGCAATCACAACATAACCAGCCGATAGGGTGACTAGATCACCGTAGTACATAGCGGTTCCGTAGTTGTACTGGACAGGGAGATTCCGAGTTGATCCAGCAAACACTTGCCCGCCAATTAAGTTTACGGGTTTATAACCGTAAGCTGCATCGACAGTGGGATAAGCCATTTAAGGACTCCTTAAAAATTTAAACACCTTTGCCAAAGCTTGTCGAAGACTTGTTCTCTCTAAAGAGTGGCATCCTCGGGTCACTTTGACGCATTAGGCTATTGTCGACAGCATCCGTTTGAGCTTGTGTGAATTCCGCAAAATATTCACTGCGTTGTTCCATAAACTCAGCCGGGCACTTGCAAAGCAACAGCCCACCAATTTCGATATTATTTTTAAATCGACTATCGGGGTCGATTAACATTTGAAACTTGGGTTGTTCTTCGACTGCGACTGGCTCCCAACCTTCCCGGAACTTGCCGGTAATGTTGCGCTGGTCAGCTTTATCTAGAACTGTTACCCGAACCCATCTGTACGCATATCCCGGCTGTTTATCAGGCT